CCAACACCCTGATCGCGGAGGGCGTGTCATGAGAACCCGCGACATCATCTACCGCTGCGTCTGTCCGCCGATCCCCGATCGCAGCTTCGACTGGTGCGTCTACCACGACGGCGACGAGGAGGAGGGCCATTGCGGCTATGGCGCCACGCCAGAGGAGGCGCTGGCTGATCTGGAACGGCTCGATCAGGAACGCGCCGAAGCCTTGGAAGACGCCGAGCGCATCGACAGCGACTTCAACGAACAGGCGGGAGGCTACTGATGAAAACCTCCGAGCAAATCAATGAACTCGCCGCCGCCTTGGCCCAGGCCCAAGGCATGATGGGAAATGCGGTTATGAACCGGATCAATCCGCACTTTAAGTCAAAGTACGCCGATCTCGCTGCCATCTTCGATGCTTCGCGCAAGCCGCTGTCCGCTAATGGCCTTGCAATCGTGCAGACCATCGAAAACGGTGTGCTTCACACGCGACTGCTGCATACGTCCGGCCAATGGATTGCCAGCGAACACCCCCTGCCGATGTCCGGGCGACCGCAGGAGATAGGCTCTGCGCTAACCTACGCGCGCCGTTATTCGCTCTCTGCGCTGATCGGCATTGCCGCCGACGAAGACGACGATGCCAACGCGGCAGAAAAGAGAGCCGCTAAAAACGGTAACGGTAAGCCACCCGATAAACTCAGCGAGGATGCGATCAGCGAACTACACGAAGCAATCTATGCGGGCGGTCGCACCGAGGCATGGTTCTGCCAGTTTGCCCACATCAATGAACTGGACGCCCTCGCCCCCGAGCGCTTCGCCGCAGCGTTAGCCTACGTCAAGAAACTGCCAAAGGTGGACAATGCAACAGGGCAGTGAGGAATGGCTGCTCGCCCGCGTCGGCAAGGCGACCGCCTCGCGCGTTCGCGACATCACCGCCACCACCAAGTCGGGTGGCTTCACCGCCGGGCGAGACAACTATCTCGCCGAACTAGTGTGCGAGCGCCTGACCGGCCAGCCCACGCCACAGTACGTCAACACCGCCATGGCCAATGGCACCGAGCGCGAGCCGCGCGCCCGCTTCGAATATGCCCTCAAGCAGGGCGTGGAGATCGAAGAGGTTGGCTTCATCGCACATCCCACCATCGCCAATGCCGGCTGCTCGCCCGATGGGCTGGTCGGCAGTGAGGGCTTGGTAGAGATCAAATGTCCGACCAGCAAAACCCACCTCGGCACCCTGCTCACCGGCAAGGTCGATGTCGCCTATATTGACCAGATGCAATTTCAAATGGCGTGTACTGGTCGCTCGTATTGTGACTTTGTCTCCTACGATCCGCACCAGCATGAAACGATGCAACTGCGGATCATCCGCGTGATGCGCGATGACAAGGCGATCGACAAGATTGAATTGGAAGTGACCCAGTTTCTGATCGACGTGGACGCCACCGTTGACCTGCTGCGCAAGCGCTACATGCAGGAGGCGGCATAGATGCCTGCGCCAGCTATTACATTCGAGTGGAATGGACGCGCCATGATCCCCCGGCGCACTGCCTCACGGCTGGCAGAGAAGTCATTCACCAGCGGTGCAGCCTATCGGATGATCGTGCAGGAGGAACGCCGATCGCTGGAACAAAACGCTAAGATGTGGGCAATGCTCAGCGAGATCGCAGCGCAGAAACAGCACTGCGGTCGCTCCTATGCTCCCGATCAATGGAAGGCACTGTTCCTGCACGCCATGGGCCAACAGGTGGAATTCCTGCCGTCGCTCGATAACACCACCTTCGTGCCATACGGATTGCAATCCAGCAAGTTGAGCAAGCGCAACATGATCGAGCTACTTGAATTTATCACTGCATGGGGCGTGCAGAACGGAGTGGTGTTTGCAGATGACCCGCGTTGAATTCACCAAGGCCACCAAGCTCGCCGCCTTCCGCCGCGCGCTTGGGCGCTGCGAGGGCTGCGGCGGCCTGCTGGTGCCGGGAAAGTTTCACTATGACCACCGCAACCCGTCGGTGTTTTCCGGCGATGCCAGCCTGGAGAACTGCTCATGCCTGTGCGTCGGTTGTCATGGTGCCAAGACCACGAAGCAAGACATTCCGACTATTGCCAAATCCAATCGCCTGCGCTTTCGCGCTGCCGGCATCCGGCCGGATCGCACCATCAGGGCGTGGCGCAAGTTCGACGGCACCCCGGTCTACAAGTCGAGGGAGCGATGATGGTCCGCAGACTGCGTCATGCCGATACGGTGCGCCAACCGGACCCGGAGGTTCATCGCTCGACAGCACAACGGCAAGCAGCCGTCCGCGCCGCTCACATCATGGCCGAAGCAATGGAGGACAGTTGTCGGGGCAGTGATCCGCAGTTCAACGGTAATGTTGCCGATGCCCTCTATCATATCGCAGCCGCCCTGCAACGGATCGCCGATGTTGTCGAAAGCCAGTGGGGGCCCAAGCCATGACCGACATCATCGAGCGGCTGCGCGATGCAGCGACGCCATGGCGGTCCGATATTATGGACGAGGCTGCCGCCGAAATCGAGCGGCTGCGAACACGATATGACAGCGCAACTGACCAAGCCGTGCGCTATGCCGACGAGATCGAGCAACTGCGGGCACTCCTGCGCGAAGCAGTGATGTACGACAGCCAAATCCCGTGGATGGAAACATGGTGGCGGAAAGCCCGCCGCGCCCTGGAGCCCAAGCCATGACCGACATCGCGATGGTGAGAATGCTGGAAGAGCGCGACGCCGAGATCGAGCGGCTGCGGGCGGCGCTCAAGGAGGCTGGGATGCTGGTCGAGGCAACGGCGGCCTATTATCCGAGCATCCCCTATAAACCACGTCTTGATGCTTGCCTGTTGGAGATCCGCGCGCTGGAGCCCAAGCCATCCAACAAGCCATCCAACGATAACGGAAAGATCATCGGCTACGATGCGACGGAGCCCAGTCCCTTCAAGGAATGAGCCATGACCGACATCGTTGAGCGGCTGCGCCGCGAGGGCGTTGAGTTTCACGAACAACTGGAGGCCGCCGACGAGATCGAGCAGCTGCGGGCACTCCTGCGCGAAGCAGTGATGTACGACAGCCAAATCCCGTGGATGGAAACATGGTGGCGGAAAGCCCGCCGCGCCCTGGAGCCCAAGCCATGACCGTTTCGCCGGCGAGTTCCGTACCCCTTCGACCGGCGGAAGGCGCCGCCCCGTCCATTGCTCCACAACGGTTGGGGCGGCGTCAGAATTATGAGGCTGATATGACCGACGACATTGAAGCCCTGCCCCGCATGACCAGGGAACAAGCCGTATCCTTCCTCAAAGGCCGCGGCTACCCCGTGTCAATGGAAGCATTCATCCGGAGGAACGGGCCACCCCCAATGGGAAAATGGGGGCGCCGCTACCTCTATGAGCCGCGCACATTGCTGGCGTGGGCGGAGAGGAGGATACAGCCAGTTTCCTACCCTAGCGTTACCCCCAACATGAACAGCCGCACTCCGTAGTTGAATATGCTAGCTTATTTCAGATTTGAATGTGATGCATCAGCACAGTCTGATGGCTGTGGAATGTTTGTGAAAGGTTGTTACTGTCTGGGCCATGCGCGAAATGCACAACATCGGCAACGGCTTACAATTGTGACTGGTTGGGATTGACCGTGGACATGCCGTGGATAGGTTGGAGAATTTGTTTACCCCAGCGTTACCCCCGCACCCATGAACCCGCGCCTTGAGGCAATCCTGATCACGCTGGCGCTGTGGCTGGCGGTCGCGGTGGTGCTGGCGTTTGCTTTCGGCTGCGCGGTGCCGCTGCGGTGAGGGGTGATGTCGTGGTGCTGTTCTGCGCGCTCGCGGTGTTCGCTTTCGCGACGGCCGCGGCGGTCTTGGTGGCCTGGGGATTGTGGAAGGCAGGAGGGGATCAGGGGTAGGGATAGACAACCGTCACTTCATCGTCGGTTTCGACGCCGAGGCTTTCGGCCAGCCCCGGGGAGAGGTCAGCCGCGCGGCCGGTGTTTTCTTCGTGTGGTCCCCAATCGGCGGGGTGTGCGAGCCGGCTAACACCGGTCTGCTTGTTGGTCACCAACGCCATTTGCCCGCTATGCCCGAGCATTTCCTTGGGCGTCTGATCGTAGTCCCAACGACATGCCACATAGAACACGCTCGGATCCATGCGCCGCGCAAGACCCGTGGTGGCCGGCGGCTGCTTCTCAAGGAACAGCCAAGGCGCATCCTCGAATTCGTAGAAGAACGCCAAGCCCTCGCTCGGCGAAACGCCGGTATCGTTGGGCCCACCGAAGGTCGAGCATGTGCCTTGCGCAGCGAACAACACATCGCTGGGTGGCTCTGGGGGAATTGGGTGGCCGCTATCTTCCCCAGCAATGGCGCCGGCAATAGCACCGCAAATGACATCGTAATTCTGGTAGTAAATATCAACGTCGGCCTGACTGTCTACGAAACAAGTCTCAATTAAGATCGCCGGCTCTTCGGTATTATTTAAGAACGCTAAATCGCTTCTGTGCTTAGAGCCTCTATTTATGAGCCCCGACGCTTCGCAAATCTGGTCAACCACCACGTCGGCGATCTCCTGGCCGGTCTGGCTGACATAGAGCACCTCGCAGCCCATCGGCTTTTGCGTGGTTTGGTAGGCGTTGAAGTGTACCGACACGTCCAGATCCCGGGTCTGGGCGTTGTGGAAATCAGTAATCCTACGGAGATTTTCGGACTGATCGTCGGAAACGTTGTCGTGATAGGTGGTCACCTCGATGCCGGCCTCGCGCAGATAATCGGCCGTGGTTTCCACCACCTTGCGCGCCTCATCCACCTCGTCAATATAGCCGCTGGCCCCGCGGATGTGCTTACCGTGCCCGCTAGAGATGACAACCTTCATGGTGCAAACCCTCCGAGCAACCGCACCCGCAATTCATTGCCGGCCGGCGCCGTTGCCGTGCCGGTGTCGATCGCAACGGCAAACTGCCGGCGCTCGGTCTGCACCACCGGCCGATCGCGCGAGCCCGAGCGGATCTTGAGCCAGCCCTTGACGAGCCCAAGGCCGATCACCGCCGTGCCGGGAAACACTGCGGAGGAAACCTCGAGCCCGTTTGTGTGTAAAATGTCGTTGTATCCGTTGCCGTCTGACGAAGTCATGAACGTCACGTCGGCGTGCGTCCAGCCGCTCGGCATCGTCAATTTCACGATCTCCCCCGCACTACAGTCGAGCCCGTCCGAAAGACTTTCACCACTTTCTATGACGGGCCCATCTAGTATTTGTATCATAGGTATCTCCCTGCTAAAATGCGCAACGGGGCGAGTGCTTGCGGCACCGCCCCGTCACTTCCCGCAACAGCCTTTCACGGAGGCCGCAATGGGCAACTACCTCGATATCACAAATCAGCGTTTTGGCCGGCTAACGGTGATTGCCTGTAACGGCAGGGATCACCGTGGACATATGCACTACCTCTGCCGCTGTGATTGCAATGCGGAAAAGATAATAGCTCGCAACAGCCTTCTCCATGGCCGCTCAAAAAGCTGCGGATGTCTGCGCAAAGAAGTGACGGCAAAACATATGCGCGAGATAGGGCGGCGGACGATCCATGGAGCGGCGCGAAATAATGAAATGACTGGCGAATATCGGTCTTGGCGAGCAATGAAATGTAGAACCACAAACCCGAATGATCCTTATTACAAAATCTACGGCGGACGCGGCATCACAGTGTGTGAACGTTGGATAAACAGCTTCGCTGTATTCTTGCAGGACATGGGGCCGAAGCCTTCGCCAGAACACACTCTCGACCGCATCAACAATGATGGAAACTATGAGCCTGGAAATGTCCGATGGGCCACCCGGAAAGAGCAAAACGCCAACAAGCGCAACCCTTGGATCACCCGCCGGGCGCGCAATGCGGCGGGTCCCAAGCCAAAGCTAGCTTCCGGGCGCGGGCGTGAGCGCTAATTGCATTCGCCATCCCGACCTGTGCGCGCCTAGGTTGCTCAGTCTCCGGGTCTTTGGTCCAAATAGAGAAGAGATGGGCAACCGCTTGCGTAAATCCCTCATCAATCCCTTTGAGGGAAAGGTCGCGTACGCGCTCTCGTTCTGTAGGGTCGGCGCATGTGACCGGCACTTTCGACCACGCAAGATCGCGCTCCAGCAGCACATAGATCAGCGCGGCGATGCAGATGCACAGCCCTGCGATCACCGCGCGGGCGGCGATCATCTGGGCAGGCGGAAGCCGGCGTCGCCGGAAAACTGCAGCAGCAATCCGATGATGACGATGACGAACACCGCCACCAAGGCGATGATGGCGATCTTGTGCAGCGGTTCAGGCAACGGGAATTGCTGCAGCAACCACCAGAGGAAGATCGCGACGATTACTAAGATAACGAGGTAGATCAGAAGTGAGATCATCATCGCCTCCCTTGCCGTCGCATTCTGGCTGCGGCGGCGTCGAAGCCGCCGAGTTCGTCGCGGCGGTCTTCGATGTTTGTGCTCATCGGCCCGCTGGCCAGAAAGGCGTCAACGCCTGCCGGGTTGACCCAACGGAAGTCGGGATAGCCCTGCTCCCCGTTCACGCTGGCCATCAGGTTGTCCATCTGCTCGCCCGGACGGAACGGCATTTGCGCGCCGGCGAATTGCGGTAGGGATGCGGGCGTTCCCTGCTGCGCCGCCATGCTCAACAGTCCAGCTTGAGCAGGGGCTAGATCAATCAACGGGCCACCAACCCCACCAACGCCCATCTGCTGCGCCAGAGGCGAGCGCGCCGCGGTCATGCGCGAGAGCATGTCGGCACGACTGCGCATCATGGCATTACCAAGCCGACGCGCACCGTATCCGGCGCCGATCGCGGCCAAATATTTTGGATCACCAGTAGCGTAAGACGTAGCGAGGCCGGCCCCAGTCACTAGCCCGCCGCCGCCACCGAGCGCGTTACCGACCAGCCGCAGCATATTTGGAAACGACGTGCTGCGCGTGGCCACCCGCAAACGGTTAATTTCCTGCTCGTTAAACCCCTCCTTCTTGGCGGGGGAAATGCCCTTGTTGTTGGGGCGGATGAAAGCGCGCAATTGCTGCCGATAGGCATTCTCCACATTCAGGCCGGAATGCGCCGCCGCGGCCTGATCCTCGGCGCGCTGGCGCAGTGCATCGACCGCCCGTAGGCGAAACTCAGCCGCTGTATTGGCGCGAGTTTCCTTGGCCAAGGCCGCAACCTGTCGGGCATCACCGCTCAAGACATCTGCGGGCGAAATCTTGGCCATATAATCATCGAGGCCACGCATGGCGTTGCGCGCGGCCTCCTGCTCGGTGGGTTTGCTGAAATCGCGCGCTACCGCGCCAAGTTGCCGGCGCAGCGCGTCAATATCATCAAACTTTACGCCTGCCTTTGCCCCAGTGAGCGGCGACATGATGCCCTTGGTCGCCGCACCTTCCAGCAATGCGGTGGTATCCGGTGCCAATCTGGGATGAATTTGCTGATCGATCCTGATCTGATTGATGGCACTCTGCATAGCCTGCGGTTTGATTTCGAGGCCGGACCCGCGCAGCGCCTTATAGCCAGCGTCCACCGCCTGCCCCAGTTCATCGGCGGAAGGCGCCCCGAGGTAGGATCGCCCAGCCCGCCCAATGCGTCCGGCCGCAGCGCCGACGACCGGGAGTGCCGCACCCAAGCCGCCGCCAATTTTGGCGGCCGTGGTGGGGTCTTCCCCGCGCGCCAGCGCGTCCGCTGCGGAAATACCGGCTCCCGACGTGCCGCCCGCCACGATCCTTTGTGCGATCGGGCCAGTGCCGCCAAGCGCCCGGGCGCCAAGCGCAGTTGCCCCGAGCGGTGCAAGCGCCGCCGCACCGCCGCCTACCTGCAGCGCAGTGGAAGCGATCGGGCTTTCCTTTTCGGCCTGCGCGTAGTCGGCTTCACGCAATGGCAGGTTCTTGGCGTAGCGTTCCGCGAACGTCCCGCCCTTTTCACCCACGCCGGTCAATGGATGGGCTGCGGCGCGGATGGCCGCCTCTGCTTGTGGGATGTAGGCGCCGAGCACGGGAATTCCGCGCAACGCCATGCCGGCAGTCACGTCTTCGCCGGGTGCTGGCAGCACCCAATCATCGACGGCGCCGGCCCTTGGTGAGGATGGCCCTTGCGGGGTATCAGGCACAAACCAATCGTCGGCCATTAGATCGGGCTCCCCGCGCTATCTACGATTTGCCCATTGGGCAATTTCCATTGATTGCGGCTTGGGCTGTAATAAGAGCCTGCCGGAACGTTAGCTGGCCTGGACGGTGCGGCCCCGCCACGACCGGCAGTCGGAGGAGGCTGGCCCGAAGCATCGGGGCTCGGGGCCGTGGTGGTCTTGGTTATTCCTTCATGCGCGGCCCGCCGCCGGTCGATGATGTCGCGCGGAATGCCGCCCCGGCCGCGGAATGCCTCCTGCTCCCTTCGGGTTAACTCATCCTGCAGTTGATCGAACTTGGACAGCGCCCCCGTCGAGGTGTCAGTGGGTTGGATTTCATATCGCTCAACATATTTCTGTGCTTCTGCGATACCCATGCCGGCGCCGGTCAATGCGCGCAGCAGCGCCTCGGTCCCCGATTTCACCTTGCGGGCCACCTCGCCTTGCTCGCCCGCATTGAGATAGGTTTTTACCTTGCCGGTGATGGTATCGGTTGCCATCCCGCTTGCGATTTTCGCTCGGATGGCCGGGGCCTCATCAAGAAACTTTCCGCCCATGGCAATTGCCGCCGCCGTTTCAGCCGGGAGTGGCTTGCCCTCTTCATTGAGCGTGCCGCCGCTCACGATCCAGTTCTTCACCTTCGGATCGTTCTCATCCAGCCCTTGAGCTTTGGCGATGGTCCGGCGCTGTTCGAATTGCGCCGCAAGGTTGCCCTCACTCTTGGATTGATAGAACTGCTTGGCGAATTGCGCATGTTCCGGCGTGCCGGGCGATAGCCCGAGATCGCGCGCCGCCCGGGTGAATTCAGTTGGCGCGGTGGCGGGATCGCTGCGGGCGAATTGCCGCTCCTTGAAATCACGCTCAAGCGCATCCTGCTGGCGCTGGTAGGCGTCCCGCGCGGTCTGCTGCCTGAGTTGCGCCTGCCGGGTGTCGGCGGTGCTGCCACTCTGGAACCCTTCCAGGGCGTTGCCCCAGGTGCTCTGGCCGCGCAGCGGGTTGGACGGCTGCAGTAGCCCGAGCCCGAGCCCGATCAGCGAATTGGAGCGGCTGGCAAGCGCGTCGCCAAAACTGGCTTGGCCGCCGGCGGCGTCGGTCGGATTGAACATGTCCAGCAAACTTGCAGGCATTTTCCGCCCCTGTGGTGGCCCTGATGCAATGGCGGTGGCTTCTGGCGGGTTTTCGCCCGCGCCGGTTGCTCGCCATGGTTCCGGCAAGCCGATCGGCCGCATCTCCCGGTCGGCGTCATCCCCGTATAGCGGCGTGACCGTGCGGCGGCCGGCGTCGGCTGTTAGCAGTGCAGAAGCTTGCTGTGGCGACCAACCCCGGAAATCCCCGGTCGCAACGTCGAGCTTGTCGGGGCGCCCTTTGAATGCCGAGCCGGTGTCGTGCACGTATCCCGTGACATCGGGCAGCGTGTAGGATTTTCGGTCGATCGGGCTGGTATAGGTCAACGGCCCCATCTTGACGGTCTGGCCGTAGCGAGAGGGATCGCCAGCCAGTGTCACAAATGGTGAGGTCCCCAGGCGAACGTCGTCCAGTGTGGAAGGAACGCGCCGGCCGGTCTGCGGATTGGGCTGCGAGGTTTCGAAGCCCCCTTCCATGCGGTCGCCGGGACCGGGGGCGTAGTAGGTCACGCGGCTGTTGAACGGCTCAAACGAGCCGGATGATTGAGGTCGCGGCCGTAGATAATCCCACGGATAGGGCATGGCCTACCTCACAACAGTTGGAGCAGGCCGCCAGCGGCTGCACCAACGCCGGCGCCCGGCAGCCCGCCGAACGAGGCGCCCAGGCCGGCGCCTGCCGCCGCGCCGCCGAACAGCCGCTGCAACGTGCTGGGTTGGTTGATCGGGGTGGTCTGCGTGCCGGACATGCTGCCCCCCAAGGCTCCCGCGCCGCCACTAATTGCATTGTACCGTGCTAATTGCTCCCATGGCCGCGCTTGCTGCGCGTTGTACAACTTGATCTGGTCGTTGAGTTGCGACTGTGCGCGCTCGTTGTAGAACTGCCCGAGGTTCATCAGGCCCTGCGCCGGGGCATAGCGCGCCTCGTCCAGCCTCGGCATCAATTCCGACCATTGCCCGGCGCGCTGCAGACCGCCGGTGAGAATGTCTTGTTGCTGTTGCTGTCTGCGGGCGTAGTCCTGCGCTAACACCGGTGCCGCGGCCTCCTGCAGCCCGCGCGCCATCACATCGGTGTGCGCGCCGCTGCCATATCGCCCGGCGCCGCTCATGGACGAATTGATCTTGTTGCCGATGCGCGCGTTGCTGCTTTCCAGCATTTGCTGCAGGAACGGGTTTTCGTTGCCCTGCGCGTTTTGATAGAGTTGCCGCAATTCAGGGCTCAGACCCTGATTTTGGATCATGTTGGTGCCGAGAGTGCGCGCAGCATTGACACCGGCGGTGCCGCCGGAACGCACGTCCTGCCCGAGTAGATCGTAGAAATGTGCGGCGCCCTGGTCGAACCGCGGATCGAGCCCGGCCTGTGTCGCGCCGGCATAAGGCTGGTAACCGACATCGCTCTGGAACAGCCCGCGGGCGTTCTCCAACCCCTCGATCAGGTGCGGTTGCGCAGCGCTCCATGGGTCGCGCGTCTGCTGCGTCTGCTGCGTGACGGGTTGCTGTGAGCTTCCGCCCATGGCAATTCTCCTACAATTGTTTTTCCAGCATGTAATGCGTGACGCGGTAGCCTTGGGTTTTGAGCAGCCGCCACCAGCCCGGCCGACAGATCGGCCGAACTTCCACGCAGCCCATATGTTCCTTGAGATACTTCTCCATCTGCGGCAGTAAATGCACCCACTGACGCATGTCGCGCCCCGTCATCCAGAGCACTTCGGCGATCAGGTCATCGCCACGTTTCTGATACTGAAAACCACCGAGCGCATGTGCACGCTCACCATCCCACGCAAGCGCGATCTGCACTTCGCCGCGCATGATGCGGTCATGCAGATAGCGGACGGTTTCCTTGGTGCGCTTGGCGATGTCTGGCAGGAACGGCAACCAGTGCGGCATCCAAGCGTCGAGATATTCCCGCGTGGTCGGGATCGGCAAGAATACTAACGGAAGGGTGTTTACACCCGTCTTCACATCTAACGTCACCGCACCGCCAGGATCTTGCACACGGTCTTGAGCACGGCGATCGCTTGTGCCGGGGTGGTGACATTGGCGGCAAACCATTGATCGATCTGCGCCGCGGTGGATGCGCGTAGTCGATCATCGAGATCGCGCACGCCTTGGTCGGTGCGCAGTCCCTCGGTGCGCGCCGCCTTGGCCTGCCGCGCCGGCAATTCGACCGCCGCAAACGCCGCATCGCGCGCATCAAGTTCGGCGATCTCTTGTGCGGTGAGCGCAATGCGCGCACCGTTGACCATCTTGTGCGTGTGCGCGCTCATGATCGGCTCACCCCGTACATGTGAATTGTCCCCGAGGGTATGACGCCGGGGGTGGAGAAAAACCGGATGCCGTTGATGGGAGCTAATGTGCCAACGTTGCAGCCGCCACCGACCGACTGCACCGCACCGTTGACATCCTGGCTATTCACGACGCTGGTGTGAAAGATGCAGTGCTTGTAGCTGCCGGTTTTACCGGGACGAAACAGCCGGAATTCGCCATCCATGAGATGATGCGCAACGGCGTCATAGATGCCGCTGATAGTGAACAGCGCATTAGATCCGTTGAAGTTGCCATAGACTTGGTTGATAGCCGCATTATGCGATGAGATATGCTGAAACGCTGACCAGTAATTCGGCGCCGCCAGCCAAGTAGCACCGGCATCGATGCTGATCTGCACTCCGATCTGCCCGGCCGGCTGGCCGGCAAGCCCCGTCATCACGAACAGATATTCGTCGTAGGTGTCATCGAGCCCGGTGGTGAATATGAGCGCCGATGAACTGCTGGCGATTTGCTGGTTGATCAGGATGGTGGTCGAGGTGCTGGGGATATCCAGCAAGATCCAGTTGGTGCCATCGTAGAGTACCTCAACATAGGCATTTTCGGTGAATTCCTTGCCGGCCAGTTCCTTGCCCAGCATGGTCTTGACCGCGACCGCGCCGGTGACATCGACGTTCAAGGTGGTGGGTCCGGTGTTGGTCAGGCCGGTGCCTACCTTGAGCAGCACCCGCAGCCCGATCGGCACGGCGTCGACAGTGTAACCCACACCTGAGAGAAACGTCTGTGCATTGGCGAGCCCGTCGGTGGTCTTGGCGCCCACGCGCAAGTCGCGGTTCTTGGCCAGCGCCGCCATCAAACCGCGGGCACTGTTGTTGACGAGATTTCGCGCCATGCCTTCGGGCCAGCGAGTGCCGAGATCAGCGGTGGCATTGTCAGCCGCCGTGGTGCTCCAACTAAAAATATCCTCCCCCGGCATGATTTAGTCTCCCCTCATTTCGGTTGGGACGAACTTGCCGTGAGCGCGTCTCAGTGCAGCTACATAAGCCGTATGTGCCTCAGCTGCGGTCGCAAAGGTTCCAAGCCTGTAATCGCAACCATCCACGCAGATGCGTGAGTAAAATTTTCCTCGCTTGGGATGAACGCCGGGCGGCAGATCATGCTGCCGCCGAGGATAAATGCGATTAACAATGTTCTGTTGTTGTGTGGAGATACGCAGATTGCTCCACCGATTATCTGTGCCACAGCGATTGATGTGGTCAATTTGCCGTGGCCATTTGCCGGTCATCCAGAGCCAAGCCAAGCGATGTCCGGTATATCGCCTGCGATAGAGGCCGATCTGAATATAACCGTGGGTAGTGTGCCCACCCGCCGTGTCGCCAATATTTATCCCACGGTAACCGCGCCCGCTCACGCGCCAAGTGAATAGACCCGTGTCAGGATCATAATTAAGAAGCCGCCGAAGCTCTCTGGCTGTTATTTCCCCGGGCATTATACCGCCTCCATGGGAGTGTCGAAAATTTCATTCGCCCGCGCTTGCGTTAAGATGCCGTCCGCGACCAGCGTGGTCTTCAAATTTTGGGCCTTCTGTTTATTCAAGTCGACGGTCGGCTCGGCAAACACGATGTCCCACGTCTTGGCGAGATGGCCGTTGTCAGCAGTGCGCCCTTTTGACAGCGCGAGATACTCAGCGTTCGTCCAGCGCGCCACGAACGATGACGTGTCCACGATGTTCTTGCGCTTGGCATCCGGGTCGTGCGCGGCCACCACACCGTCAAGCACGCCGTTCTGCGCCGGTGTGAGGTTCTCCCGGCCGGTGATGGTTTCGTCGGTGGCGCCCCAGGAGAACGGCAAACCGCCGAGGCCTGCGGCGATCACCTCGTCGCCGAATGTGGGGCCAAGGTCTTTTGCCATGGCCTAGCCTCGGATCATCCCGGTCACGTACACGTACCATTGTCCGGTACCACCCAGAACGTGGCCGGCCGGCGTGACGTAGTGCAGGGCTTCGGTTGTCGTGAAGTTGGCGGTGCTGCTCTGCTGGTTGAACCCGTTTGCCACGACGATCTGATCACTTGGGTCACGCGCCAGCAGGTCGACGCCGTCCAGCCACATCTTGCTGATGATATGCGAGACGGTTGTGGTGTTGGTCGCGGTTCCGATCAGGCCGGCATGCACCGCCTCCTCGGCCCAGGTCAGAAAGTATGCGCGCGAAGTCCCGCCGTTGATTTCAACGCTACTGGTCGAGGCGCTGCTTGCGCCGTTCGTTTGCACTCCCAAGAAACGGATATTGCGACGGTTGAACCAACTGATCACACAGCGCAATGCGTCGGTGTTCTGAAACTGCCCCGAGGCATTGGTGCAGACCATGCCGATCAAGGTGCGGGTTTCATCGGGGCCGCTCTTGATTTCCGTTCCGCAATTGCCGGCCGCAATGCTCATCACATGGCCGGTGGTGGAATAATCTGCGGTTATGGTCCCGCCATTATTGAAGGCATAGACATAGTACAAGGTCGATGCTGAAAGCGTTTGCAGCGCCACGCCTTCCTTGAAAACGTTGATGGTGGAAAGCCCCGCGATCCCGCCGAGCGGAATGGCGTAGATGGTGCCATTGATCCTGATGCGGTCACCGTTGTAGGGCAAAAACTGCAATGCGGTGGAACTGAGATAAGTCAGTCGGCCGCAGTTGAGGCCGATGTCGGTGGTGCTGGCGGTGCCGCCGCCGGTTGCGGCGAGGGTACCGCTGCTGAACGTCAGGTTGGCGCCGATCGTCACCGGCGACCACGTATTGGCGGCACTGCGATAATAGATTGTATGAAGACCGGCCGCCGCCGCCAATGACGTGAGGTCGGCATCGAGCGGCTGATACGAGCCCGCTGGCTGCGCGCCGATGTCGCTCAACACCGTGGCCGGCGCCACACCCTGGATCGTGGTCGAGGTCACCCACTTGGCGTATTGGCCTGATGTAGGCGTGCCGCTGTTGGAAACATTGCCCCCGCCAACCGCCGTCGCCTTGGCCTGTCCCGGCGTCGAAAAGTCCCAGGTTATTGACGCCGTGTTGGTCAGCACCCGCTCGGCGGTGAGCGTGGCATCGGAAGCCGCAGTGACGTATTCCGCCGTGGTTGGAGCTCCACCGCCACCACCTCCACCCGCCGCGGCAATGGCGTCGGCAACATACTTCGCATCCACCGCGCCGATCGCCACCCGGGCTGATAAAGGATCACGCGCGGCGTCAAATTTGTTCCTAAACGGGACCGCGCCGGGTGGCTGTCGTGCCGACGACCACCACTGATCCGTCATATCTCGCCATCAGGTTGGGCCTCAACCTGCACGCCCTGCGCATGGGTCCAACTCGCGCCAACCGGCGTCTGCACGCGGAAGCGATACAGCCGCGCCGATGAATGCATCGCCGCCGAGCCGGTGACCTCGATGCCGATCGGGTTACCCCAGGACACACCGTCCTGCAGCCGCTCGCGCTGGCCGAGCGTCACCGTCACCGGCGCGGCGTCCACCAGCGGATAGGCTGCAGTCACGAACGTACGCTGCCCTTGCGACAGGTGCCCCTCGGCGGTTTCGATGGTGGCGGCGAGCGGATCCCCGTCGAGAAAGCCGAGCCTACCGTTGACATCGATGGCTGCCGGCACCGGCCGACCGCCGATATAGGCGTGGCTGTCGAGCGAAGGCGATGTACTGTCGAGGTCGGGATCGGCCGGATCGGCGGGATCGTCGGTATCGAGGTCGATCTGTGCCGATGCCAGCGTGCCCCACATCTGCGCCGCCTGCGTGCTGTAGCTCCACCTGTTCAGGCTCCAATCATAGATGATAATGCGGTCGTAGATGGTCGAGGTGCCGGAGCTATAGAACGCCCACATGACGTGCGGCTTGCGCGGATCGGCAAAGGACAGCGTCATGTGCCGCCGCTCTGGGTCGCTGTGATCGAGAAACCACTGGTTGACGATATGGTCACCGATGCTCGGGTTCTGTGCACCGATGCCATAAAAGCCGTCTTCCGACAGCAGAAACAACACGCCGCGCGTGAACACAAAGCCGTACGTAGCCATGCAACCTTTTTCGCGCTCGATCCGGCTGAAAGAGAAAATAACGTCGGTCTGCCCGGGCAGGAATTGCATGGTGCGCAGCGATCTATCTTGAACGACGAAACCGCTCTCTCCTCCCGCCACCCCGATTACTGGGCCGCCGTCAGGGAATTCCTGCTCGTCCGACAGTTCAAGGCCCACGGTCCACTGCTCGATGTTGTTGATGCCGCTCCACTTGATCACGCGGTTGTTGGTGGTCAGTCCCGAAAGCACCAGAAAGTCACCGACCACCGCCACGCTGGTGGCATTGGGCGGGTTGCCGCCCAGCGCCTCAAATGCGGTGCCGGCGGTGACGGCAGCTTTTTGCGGCTCGTCCCCCGGGTGGACTGCCACGAGCACATCGCCAAATTGAGCAAAACTCCACAGCGCATCGTCCGCCACGTTGTAGGCGCCGCCGACCGCACGGCTGACATCGGTCCAGGCCGTACCGTTCCACTTGTACAGATGGGTCGCGGTGCCAGCGTAGATGACATAGGCGCCGCTGCTGGTGCGGGCGAACGTCAGTCCCTTGGCTGGCGCCGGCAGAGCTGTGGTGCGCGGCACCAACCCGGGAAACGGCAGATAGGAGTTGGGCGCCGGATAGACGTTCTCGGCTATTGCGGCGAACTGATTGTCGAGCAGCGCGATGTCGGGCCGCCACTCGCCGAATTGCAGCGGGGTTTTTGCCAGCATGCAGGCCCCTTCAAAAATAATCAGCCGTTCGCACTGACGGGCTGGTTGCTCCCGTAGTCAGCGCCGATAGCTGGATGATCTCTTGCAACAATTCATCGCGCCGCGCCTTGTACAGTTGCGCCAGTTCAAGGTTGCGGCCGAGCGCGGCAAGCTCAACCATTGTGCCGGACACATAGAGATCGGGATAGGCGGTCAGCAGCCAGTTGGTGTTGCTGTCACTGCTGCCGGTGAGAGTAGGAATGCGCGCGTAGTAGTGGAATTCATACGGGTTAACATCATCGACCGGGCGCACCCGCAGCATCGAGCCCTCTATGGTGAACAGTTGCGGCCGGTACGGGCCTTCGGTGCTGGTCGGCAGATAAGCCGGATGCACGTAGTCAAGCTCGAAGTACGGATAGCGCTCGGTGGCACGGATTGTGCGCCAGACCAGATAGTCGCTTGGCAGCGCCACGTCGCCGCTGGTGGTGGTGAGGCTGGTCGAGGTTTCCATCTGCCGCACGCGCAGCCGGCGGTTGGCCGATGCCTCGAACTTGATCACTTGGTTGTCGTAGTCCGAGATAAAGCGCGGATGCGCCAGCAGCCGGTTCAATTCGGTTTTGAGATCGCCGTAGTTAACGATCGCCAT